CTCTGTGTGTCGATTCTTGGCTAGTTTCCGGCAGTATATGACTCCTTCAGGGACCGTTATGCTCGAAGAATTGAAGGCTTCACATAATTCTTATGCTTTTGCGTATCATATGCATTCTGTGAATTTGAAGCAGTGTGTTGTAGAGAATGCGGTTTCACTTCCCTTGGTGATTCCAACACATCGTCATCATTATCATGCGTGCTTGCAGATCTTTAGGGAAGTTGGGGAAAAAGTGGGCATAAAGAATGTGGACGTGAAATGTCAGCAGTCCTTTGTTAGCACAGCAAATCAGGGTGCTGTTGTTGCCGCGATCAATAAGATAGTACGAGATAAGGTTGTGCACGTAATTGAGCCCTCAGAAATGATTCAAGGACTGGCTATGATGCGAGATGTTACGAAGTTGGCTTACGTCAAGAAATTGCCCTTGCGAAAGTGGCTACCTGAAGAAATCCTGGAAATGTGGATTCCCCATCGTAAGAAGGCGGGTTATAGTCTTGTTTCTGCCGCATATCGTGAGGGTGACTTCATGATAGGGGAGACAGATGGTTCCAAAGATGATGTGTTTTTGCAGCACAGTCTTATTTTAATTAATTTGATTCGAGGTTTCAAGGAGGATTTCAAACGTTCTCGTAATTTTGCTGAGGCCATCCGTTTTATGAAAATGCGTTGCAAGCAGATAGGTGTGGTGATCGCGAAGATGGCTATGAAACCTGAGCTTCGAATGCCCAAAGACGATCCCGAAAAAGTCCGCATTTTTTTTTTGATGGGACTTTTCCACTATGAGGTAGCGAAATATATTTGCCAGGCGATTCATGATTTTTTGATGAATCGCTATCCTTATTTGGTGGGCTTCCGTTGGAATGGAGGCGGAGCTCGTATTCTGGCAGAGTATTTGAAGTGGGACGAAAAAGGGAGGCGGTTCTTTTGTATGGACATCAGTCAGAAGGACGTTGCCTTTACGGCCATGGATATTGCCATATTGTTGCAGGAGTGTCGGTGGTGTTACCAGCAGGATGAATCTTTTGAAGCTGCAGTTTTGGATGTTATGATGGATTGGTTGGTGTCTAATACTGCATATCATGTTGTTAATTGGCCAGGTGGTTTTCGATTTGTTGTTGGGATATTGTTTTCAGGCGATTATAATACATCTTTTCTTAACACCTTGCATTTGGTGTTAGTGTGCTGTTGTTATTGCGTTCGAGTTTTTCGTACAACGGGAGAGATTAAGTACCTGACAGCGATTCGTGACGGTGCGTTTACCCCCGGGATACAGGGGGATGATATAATAGGGAGCATGGCTTCAGAGAGGAAATATCCGAAAATGTCTCCTGATGGGTTTCGGACTTATTTATTGGATTGGAATATGAGGGTGAAACCTGAAGCATATCGAACTTCATTGTCCCTTTTTTCACAATTCAATTCAGCAGGCCAACTCGTTTCTCCAGAGGTTTCAAGTATAATTTTTCTTCATCGGTACTTTGTGTGGCAGGATGGAAAC